CTTAGGCACGATGCGTCTGAAGCCGGTGTCATGGATATCGATCTCACGAATTTCAATCTCACGGTTATCGCGCCTCATCGGATCTCCAAGATATAAGGGTTGGATATGGTCCGGATTGATCGTATGATCAATCGCAGATGGCATTTCCAAAGGGCCAGAGACACCCGAGCAATACTAGAACGAATATCACCTGCGCACTTTGCGGCAAGCTTGAAGAAGTGTTGGCCCGCGATATTGGGCGTGGAGCTAAATACTGTTCGAACAAGTGCTATCACCTTTCCACGCGCCGCGATCCAGCGGCCCCACGACAGAATAATCACACGTGCAAATTGTGCGGTACGGCCTTCTATCATTACAAGACGAAGACTAAGTTTTGCTCGAAGCCCTGCATCTGGGAATACCGTCGTAAGTTTGGGCGTGGCGAGAACCATCCTCAATGGAAGCCGAAGGTGGAATGCGTGTGCGGCACCTGCGGGGTTACTTTCTACAAACACCCCTGCAGGACGAGTGTGGCCACCGGCCAGAAGGGAGATTATTGCTCGAATTCCTGCCACGTAATTCACGTACAGTCCTTGCATGAGCGCACCGGTATCGAGATCAAGATTGCGAATCTGCTTCGTGAACAAGGTATCGCGTTCGAGGAGCAAGTACCGATGTACAAGCGATGGATCGTAGACTTCCTCGTTCCCGTTCGGAGGCTTGTGATCTTTTGTGATGGTCTCTATTGGCACGATCGGCCGAAGGTAATAGCAAAGGACAAAGGCCAAACCAATTATCTGCGAAAGTGCGGGTGGAACGTCCTTCGTCTCACGGACAAGGAGATTGATGGCGACATTGCCAGCTGCCGTAACCGTATCTTGAGTTTTGCGATCACCCATCACTCAGTTCCCCCTGATTTCTAGCTCGTAACTGCACGAACAATTTGGGTGCAGGCTTCCGGCAACCACCGTCTCGTACGTGATTGGATATGCACGGACCGTCACCGTCCCGTCTTCGGCTTCGGTGTGAGCTGTCACTGTGTCGCCGATCTCGGCAAACGGCAAGTCGAAAGGTATAGCTGGTTCTGCTGCCTTCGCCTGGCAAAAGGGGCAAGGATTTGGCGAGTGTGTAACCCACTTCTTGTACGCCTGCCCGGTCCAGCCGTTCTGATCAAGGAACTGCCGGTCGGCCTGGTACTGGCTAATTGAGAATGCCCGGTTCGTCTCGGTCTTGGCGATCACCTTGGCGCGCGTCTGCGAGATGTGGTGGTAGTCCTGCCGGATTGCCGTTACGAGCTGATCATGCTCGGCGCCCTTGAGAGCGGCCTGACGCACGCCCTTCACGAGCTCATCGAAATCCGCTTCCTTGTACTTCGTCCGCAGAGCTTCAGCAATGGCTGAATCGCTCTTGCCGCCGGCGGCCGCCTCCTTGATTGAGGCCTTCAACTCGTCCGGCTTGACGTCCGGGTACTTCTTGGCCACTGCCTTAGCGATGCGGGAGATGTCCCCCTCGGTGACCTGCGTCTGCTTCACGGTGGCTCGTAGGTCTTCAACAATGGTTTCGAGGTGTGAGCTGGCAGCCTTGGTGGCTGCATCATCGATGGCAGCGCGGACCTCGGAGTCGGTGCTAAATAGGCCGGGCTTACCAAACTGTTGGGAGCGCTGTGCCATGACCGATTTGGCCTGAAGGGGAACTGCCAGGCTCAGAAACACCAAGATTGCATTAGCAAGCTGGCGCTCCTGCTCTTTGCGGTCATCGTTGGTGATCACGTCCGACGACTCGTCATAAACGTTCTTGGCGACCTTGTTGATCACCGCCAGGGCGACACGCTCCTCCACCTTTATGACTGCGTTGAGAAGCGCTCCTTCCTGCGCCGAGAGTTGGCTGATCTCGGTGGGGATTTGATTGCGGGTCGCCGATTGCTTCTCGGGCTTGGGCTTAGATTCTGCCGGCTCGGTTGGAGCCGCTGGCTTGACCGGTTCGACGGGCTGTACCGGCTTGTTCTTCGGCTCCCCCAATTCCTCAAGCGTCGCCTCGCCTATCGCGTATTTGGCGGCGATGGCCCGGTCGTAGCCCTGGTTGACGAGCTGGTTGTACAGCTGGAGTCCGAGCCCCCGGTTCTTGATGTCCTTGGCCTCCGCGTCCCGGTCCGTCCCCAAGGGGCTGTCGATGTAGAGCCGGTACTTGGTCTTGGCGTACTCCTTCGGGTAGTAGCGCTTGTAGTCCTGATTCAGCGCTTCGATGACGAACGTCAGCAGCGGGATGCCGGCGTCGCTCGTCAGCTGGTCACGCATCACCTTCGACGTGTCGCGGGTCACGCCGGATTGTTCGATGCCGAGGCTCGTCTTGCTCGTGGCACTGACGGCCAAAAGGTGCTCCAGACTTACCTGGTTGACCTTGTCGAGGGCGGATTTATCAAGATCAATCTGAGTTGACTCCCATGTCACTGCCTTCGCACCGTTGGCAACGATCGGCTTGCCCTTGTCGCTGCTTAGGATGTGATCTTGGAAGAGTCGGAAGTTGGGGTCGCTCAAGACCACATCGGTGGAGTAAATGCCCGGCGAGTTCGCGTTGTTCGCCAGCGCGTGCCGCGTGGAATCACCGGCCTGCTTAATCGTGAACTGGCTGTCCTTGCCGGCATCCGACATGGCGTACGGCTCTTCCGGCTTGAACGGGTTCAGCCGCTGGATGGGGATGATCTGCTGTACCGGCCAGTCACGGAAGAAGCCGCCCTCGATGTACTCGCGGTAACCACCAACCTCAATGCGTCCGTTGACCTGTCGCGTGACCCGCTCAGTCCTGTACGGGTTGAGAAGCTCGAAGTCCATGACGTCGCCGATCCGGTTTTCAGCCACCGTCCGGATGACGCCGACATAGGCCAAGCCCCGAAGGTCGATGTATGTCGCGGTGTTGAGCCAGAAGTCATAGTTCGAAAAGTTGAGCGACTGGTCAATGACCGAAAGGTACGAGTGCTGCACCGGCTCGCTTTTGGCCTTCGCCGCTTCCATGATCTGCTTGGTGGCATCCGTGCGGAGGTTTTCGAGGGCCAGCTGCGCCACGAGGTTCGCCCGCTTGTTGATGGCGGCGAACATGACGCCGGTGTACTTATCCTCCTCGCTCATGATCAGGCGTGACCAGTCCTGATACATTGGCCGGCTGCCGTATTTCAAAAACTCTCGACCACTGACAATGCCCCGCTCATCTCCCAATGAATTCTTGTGTGTCGGATCGATGATATTGGCAATGCGTGATCGAAGCTTCATTCTGGATAAATCATGCCATTGTATAAACTAAAAAGCTATACGGTTTTGATTATGCCGGGGATCGATAGCTAGTTGACTCCGAAGACCCATACAAACGGCGTCGAATATATCCGGGCTCAGTGATCCCGTGCGCTTCTTGACTTCCTCCTTGCTTTCAACCGCCAATTTCTTGTCGGTCGTTTTATGGTTGTGGGCCATTGCCTCGCTGATAAGCTCATTGCGATACGGGCAGCCCTCGTAAATCTTAATCTCGCCCCGCTCCAGACCCTGAGCAAAGAAGTAAATTACCTCGCTGCGCAGCTTGTCGTATTTGTCAGATGTGGGAGTGGCACCGGAAATGAACTCCTGCACGTCGAGACCACGGGAGCGCATCACATCCACAACACCGCCTCCGAGACCGATCGCGTCGATCTGTGTGTCGACCGGCAGCACGGCATTCTGGGTGATGAACTGGATGAGCCATTGTGCCTGAACGTCGGTCTGCATCTGTTCGTCATGATCTTTGACGATCTGGATGTCGACGAGCGTCTTGCCGTACCACAGTGCAACAACCGAACGATCCGTCCCGCTGCGAGCAACGTCGTAGCCCGTGTAGCGGGTCGCGTTCCCGTCAAGCGTGGGTGTAATCGCAGCGTCGAAGTGCCGGTACTTGAACAGGCTGTCCTGATCATCCTGGTAGGCCCAGTTGTTGAACAGATACCGCTCACGCCACGGTTTTGGATTGCGCTTGAGCGCCTCGATGTCGGCAGCTGTCTGCCAGGAGTCCTCGAGTGTGAATTCGATGACGACAGTGTCCGGAGGCACGGTGCCGGCCTTCCATGGGTCGTAGTACAGCGCCTTCAGATGCGTGTCGTTGGGGTTCATTGTGACGATGGACAGCGACGGCTGGCTTTGTTCGTTGCGGCGGCCGCGGCGTGAGTTGGCGGTGATGAACATCGTCTGCTCAAGTTCATCGGCCTCGTCGATGTGGTTGCCAGAGGCGTTGATGCCTTTGATCTTGCGGCCCTGGCGGTCCTTCGTGACGTCCGCTTCAACAAAGCCGATCTTGGAACCGTTGTGGTCAAAGGTGATTTCGAAGTCCTGGCGGTTGTAGCGGTAGTCGAGTCCCTCTTCGAGGTTCATCAGGTCGAGCATGTTGAGGTACGACGGGATGACCGAGCGCTTAGCCGTTGAGATGTTCTGGCGAAAGACCGGCCAGTAGGTCCGCGGGAAGCTGTACGCGATGGAGATCGAGGCGTGAGCGGCTACGTCTGTTTTGCCAGTGCCCACGCTGCCAATGAGAACAATCGTGCTGATCCGCGGATCGTTGGCCGCATCAATTACTGTCTGTTGCTTCGGTTTCAGGAACAGCATTGCGTGGGGCGATAGTTGATATGACAGCCGGCTGCTGGATGCGCTTGCCGTCGGAGGTGATGTCGATCTTTTCCTCCGGCTTGCCAAATGCCCGGTTGAGCATCGAGTCGAGCGCTCTGTTATCCGGTCGTTCGGTGGTGATGTAGTAGTAGGAGTCGGCGTTCTCAAGCTTGCCGTCGATGTAGTTCTTGATCACCTCAGGGTCAGTCTCGATCACGGCTGGCTTGTCGTTGCCCTTGGAGTCCTTGTCGACGCGAAACAGGAACGTCGTGCCCGTCGCGATGGTGGCCTGGGCGTTGAAGAGCTCGTCGACCATCTTGTTGACACGCTCTATGAACCGCTTCTTCGCCTTCTGGCGCTGCTCGTTGAGCTTGCTGAGTTTGCCCTTCGGCCGACCAGCACCAGGACGCGCGCCACCGTCCTTGCCTTTTGCAGGTGTTATGTCCTGCTGATTGTTTTTCAGAGAATCGGTTTCATCTTCCATATTGACAATATGAACTATTAAGGCCCTTTGGCCAAGATTCTTGCGGCCAAGCCAGAGGCGCGCCACCGTGGGCCCGGCCGATCGAGTCTGCTGGAAGTCTCACGAGGTGATAGGTTGCGGGTAGAACTGCGTTGCGTGCAGTACATTACAGCGCGTCAGCAAGGGGAGGCGCAGTTTTGACCAGTCGGCGGCCACGGGGCCCAGGTTCGGAATGAACTTTATATCACGCGCGCGGGCGGGCTGCCTCCCTATAGTTGTTCTCGCCCTGGGCTTATTTATTGCTATTCTCATTCCCGCAGTGGTCGGATTAGGGAAATTTGTCAAGACACAATCGCCTCTGCCGGGCGTGGAGATCTTCGCTCCTGAGGCAGAGACCTCTTGTACGTCCCCTCAGGACCTGACAAGAAATCTGCGTGACATCTCAAAATCGGATCTATTAACCCATATCGAATCACGCTCCGTGGTTATGGATAGGCGGATCGAGGCTTCGACGCTCGTGGCCGCCATCACGCAAGCTAACCAGACGAAATCGCATGGGGGTATCGACGGGGAACTATGGATAATCGGCAGCGAAATCGAGGGTAGCGTACATGTGGAGGGGCTGCAAAATCGTATTCCAGTGGAAATGGAATCTACCGTAATCAAGGGAAACCTCTACATTGAAAGGAGCGAGCAAGCCGAGCATTGGCACGTAGATACTGTCACCGGTCATTTTATGAGCTATCATAGTAAGTTGAGCGAATTCACTCTAAGTTGCGCGCAACAGTTCCTTCCATTCCGCTCTGAATTTAGTGCGGACGTGGAGATTGCCTCCGTACAGGACGCCGTCATCAAGGACTCAAAATTCGATGCTTCACTAGCGGTCGGCACAGTTCTACCAGCTGAACGGACGATAAACGTACCCCAGTTCTTCATGTCAAACAGCTCTGTTTCGGAGACTACTCGGCTTGGCATATGTTCCAGTTCCCAAGAGTTTTCGATTGATGACTCAACGCTGGGTGAGATGGATGTTCAGACTTACGATTGCGGGTCAGATGGACCGGCTCCGTCATCGCGGTTTAAGTCATATCTATTTAATATTAGTGATTCCAAATTTCAGGGAAAAGTGAACTTATCCGGACTACAGACCCCCTCTCTATATATCAGCAAATGCACATTCTCTGACCTTGTGGATCTGTCTCACGCCCGCGTTGACTCGCGCGCTTATGTTTCCGATGTCGACTTTGAGAAAGAACTATCACTATTTGAGGCTGATCTGACATACAAACCACCGCATTGGGGACCATTCGGTATCTTTATCTACCGCACTCGCATTGACGCACTGCGCCTCCAATGGGAGCAGCTGGCTGATCAGAGGGACTGGACGCACGCTGGGGCGTATTGGTACGGGACTAAGGTCAAGAACGTGTTGAATGAGGTAGAATGGGATCAGATTGAACACGCGGTGGCGAAAATTGACAACTCGACGCACACACTCAATGAGATAAGGTTTCATAGGCTTGCTCTAAATATGGTCGCCGAACCTTCAGTTGGCAAAGTTGTGCAATTTATTGGGTGGGGATTTGGATATCGGCCCTTGTGGCTCACGGCATGGATAGTGGGATTTATGATGCTGTATGCATACATCTACTGGCGTGAGGCCAAGTCAGTAAACTCTGCTTCCGGCGGACTAGTAGATTGGACCCGCCTGAATTTCGCGATATCCTTTAGCCTGCGAACCGCGCTATTCTTTACCTTCGGGCCGAAGAATTCAAGAACGACGATATTCAAAGTGATTACCGTGAGCGAAGCCTTACTCATTAAAGTGTTACTCGTATTGCTCTTGGATTCCCTTACTCGCATTTCGCCGTTACTGAATGACATTGCGAGAAGCATCATCCCGAGTTGATCTTGAGACCTACGCTCGTTCCATCAGCCGATTATTTTCCTACGTTGCCACGCCAAACTGTGCCGCTTCGGGAGAACCCCATCCGCAACAGTGGCGTAGTCTTAGGATGCTGGGTTGTTTGATCCGGCCTGCAGTGCTCTACCGCCACTGACCAGTCGAGGTAGTTGCGATACCCCTGCTGGCGCAACTCCAAGCCCCACTCAATATCCGGCCCGAAGGCGCACCCCTCATACGGCTTGAACTCGTGTCCGGCGTACCGCTCGTATTTCGTCAGACATGCGTACAGGCCGCCTGCGTCGATCTCCTCGACCACCTGGTCTGTGACACGGCCAATTGCTCTGCCGGCGTCGTTCAGCAGCTCGGGACGCCCAGGCATAGCGCTCTCAAGCCGCTTCATGTCGTAGACATCATCTGCGCGCCAAGCACCCACATGAGGTATCCCCCACCGGCCGAGCTCCACCCCCTCGATGAACCCTGCGTACGGGTGTGCCTGGTAGTCGGCCAGGAGCCGGCTCAACGCGTCAGGAGGCAATACGCCGTCATCTTCGATGAGGAACACGTACTCGCAGGGCTTGATCAACTTCCGCAGCTCGTTCTGGATCGCGGCGATGCGGCGCCGGCGCGTGTTGATGCTGAACTCGCGGCGCGGCCCGGGGATGTTGCCTTGGACGCAGAGGCGCTCGGCGAACTTGCTTTGGTCGACCAGGTTTCGGGCCGTCAGGAAGAGGTCAGCGTCGCCGTCGACGAACGCAAGCAAGCTTGTCCGCTCACGGTCGCATTCGAGCAATTCCAAGGAGGCAAAGACCTTCAGCAGATGCTGGTTCCGGCTAACGGGAAGGACGATTGTTGTTGTAGGCAACGGAAATGATCTTGATTACCCGCTCAGTATGCGCTTCTGCCGCAGCAGGAGCAAGATCGACAAACGGCTACACATTTGAGCTTGCGAACACGTCGGCAACCGGCTCAGACTGCTAATGGAGTAACGTCAATCCGCAGTCAAGGAGGACAAAGTGGTCGTACTGATCGAACAAGATTTTGAAGTGGTATCTCGAGAGGATGTCGAGGCCCTCAGCAACGACATGAACGCGCGCGAGAAGCCGCCAGCCGGAATCATCTCCCATGTGGTGACTGAGACCGCTAACGGCGTACATGTCGTTGATGTTTGGGAGAGTGCGGAAGACTTCCAGCGCTTCGCCCAAGATCAATTGATGCCGAGTATGCAGAAGGTCTCACAAGAGCGCGGCATAACCTTGCCCGACCCACTTCCTGAGCCGAAGATCACGGAGGCTTACGACCTCGTTCGGGGGAGCTAGCGGTCGGGGCCGTTCAGGCTTGCCGGAGGACCGCCTCGTAGTGGGGCCGCAACACGTCGGGAGTGAACTGACGCGATAGCTCGAGTGCTCGAGCCTTGTGCTGCTCAAGAACCTCATCGGGCATCGCCGCCCATTCGTCGAGCTTCCGGGCGAAGAGTGGGACGTTGACGTTGAAATATTGGATTGGAGTACGCGCTACGAACCCGCCCTTGAACTCGCCCGGCACGAGCCAGTCGCCCGGCAGAACGGCGTTGTTAGGTGAGGTATCCGACATGATCACCGGCAGGCCGCTCGTCAGTGCTTCGTTCATCGGCAAGCACAACCCGCCGTACCGCCTAGGCATGATCAGCGCGTCGAAGCCCTCGTACAACGTCTGCTGCTCCTCGGGTGCGGAGTGATCCCAGATGATCCGCCGGTCGTGGAGGAGCGGTTGCAGGCGCTCTTGAGATTTGACTACAAGCTCATAGTCACCGCGGCTGCGCTGCATCGCATGCATGACGAGCATGACCCCGTTCCGATCGCCATGAGCGGGCTTACCAAGTACGAACAGGAACCGCCGTTTACCCTTTCGCCCCAGGTTCGCGGCTCGCGCCCGAGTGAAGTCCTGCGGGAAGGTGGGCGGCGGCAGGAGTTTCACCCGGCCGGGAAACCTCCGTTCTATGACATCTAGGTGCCATGTCGACGGGGCTAGAAACAGCGTCGGCAAAGGCAGGTCTGGCTTGTTCAGATGATCAAGAAACTCCACGTTGTGCTGTATACATGACCTGATCCCACGGCGGTTTGCGTCAACGATCAGCTCGGTATTGTACGGAGTCTCACACGTCAGCACATGGCTTAGGCCGTCGAGAAACTCATGACATTTCGCATCCGTCGGGAAGCCGTTTGTGATCATGGATTCGTACTCGGCGAACCGCTCGGGATACTGCCGGACGCCAGCGCCATTGAACGGCCGGCTATCGATCAGCATCACCTTGGCCGGCTCCAACATCCGGCACAACGCTGCCGACTGCCAGCCAAGGCCGCCGTTGTCGGCTCGAACCAATATGCCCAGATTCACCTCGTGCACTCAACGATTAACGACTCACTCTCCCGTCCGTCCAGATCGACGATCTCGGGATTGGAGCTATGTGTCTGCTTGAATTCACATCTGCGGACGTTCTGAAAGCCGTTGCGCCATAGCGCGTCCTCAAGGCT